CGGAGGTTGTGAGGTCTTTGCAGGCGTTTGGTTTAGGTTCGATTTTAGGTCGCCTTCCTTCGAGGAAAGGCGGTGGTTCTATGTCTATTAAAAAAAAAAAACTAAAAACTAACGAAGGTATCATTGATTTTAGGACTGGAGAGATTAAGGAGCGTGGATAATGGGAATGCTTGAAACGAAGTTTCATGAAGAATACACCGATGGTTTAACGAAGCAGGCATTTAAAGATGACTGCGATATTAACAAGATGCTTGCGAAGCATGCTAAGGCTGGGACGTTGCATACGATCCAGCGGGACCAGGGCGTTTATGGAGATTTTAGCGGCCTGGATTTTGAAGAGACAGCGAGAAAGCTTGCAGCAGGTCGGACATTGTTCGAGGAGCTGCCTTCGGAGATTCAACGAGAGTTTGAGTGGTCTCCGACGAAGTTTTTCGCATTTGCGACCGATCCTGAAAATGACGGTCGTTTGGAGCAGCTGCTACCAGGTCTAGCTGCTCCGGGTAATCAGCTTCCCACGCTTAATCAGCTGGGACAGCGTACAGAACCGCAGCCCCCGGCTCCTCCCTCTCCTGGGGCTGACGGTGAAGGCGAGTAATCGCCGGGCCCGGGGGTCACACCCCGGGCTTTTTCCGAATAACCCACGGCGTGGGTACGAAGCGAAGCGGTATGAGGAGGCCTTACAGGCCTATTTCGCGGCGCTAAAGCGGCCAGCGAATGACATGTCGAACTGGTAAGGAATTCTTACTAGTTCGCTTAGAGACGGCTCTGCCGGAACACCGCCAGTTGCAGCTACTAGATGTCAACTGGCGGAGTGACACCTTCAAGGGGTCACGATAGAATGCGAGGGGTCCGAGCATGATTTTAGGACACGTTTTTCCATTTGATTCAGTGAGGGAGTTTTACCAGATGACCGACAAAGAGAATGCTCATGCAGCTATGGCAGATGTTTCTAAGTTTCTGGAAGAGGCAGCGATACGTCTTGCCGCTGCTGGCATGGAATGTGTCCAACCAGAAAATAGGAAAGTATTTTTTGATGCGCAGCTTGCCTGCGTTGCATGTGAAAGGAAGGTTCGAAAGTTAATCCACAAAGTGTGAGGTATCAGCTATGAAGCGTCGATCGATGGGTATGAAACAGAGTAAGCGGCTTTTCACTAACACGGCTAAGAAAACGCATTGGCGGAATGTCTCCCCCCGCCCCATGCGAGGCGGTATTCGCCTCTAGATGCCGTGCTATAGCCCTTTAAAAGGCTATGTGTCGAGAGAGACAGGAGGACTAACCTTCAAGCGTTCAGAATCGCTGGGAGAGAATCTGGAGGTAGCTTGTGGGCAATGTCTAGGTTGCCGACTCGATCGCTCACGTATGTGGGCGGCTCGGATCGTGCACGAAGCGTCGTGCCATGACCGAAACTGTTTTTTGACACTAACCTATAGTCCGGAACATGTTCCGGAAGATGGGTCATTGCGTAAGGAGGACTTCCAAAAGTTTATGAAACGCCTCCGGAAGCGGTTCCCCAAGGATCGCATACGTTATTACCATTGCGGTGAGTACGGTGATGAGAATGGCCGCCCTCACTATCACGCGTGTCTTTTCGGATTCGATCCGGAGGACAAACAGCTGTTTTATCCAGGGAGAGAGAATCCGTTGTACGTATCCCCCACCTTGGAAAAGCTTTGGCCATTCGGTTTTCATACGATTGGCGAGGTTACTTTTCAGAGCGCGGCCTATTGTGCGCGCTATATTCTTAAGAAAGTTAACGGTGTTAATGCTCATGAACACTATCTCCGAGTAGATCCAGATACAGGTGAAACCTGGTCGGTAGAGCCAGAATATACCACTATGAGTCGGCGTCCAGGTATAGGCATGGAATGGTTCGAGAGGTATAAGACGGATGTTTACCCGTCAGATGAAGTTCCAGTGCCTGGACACGGGATCGTGCCTAAGGCGCCACGGTACTACGACGAGCAGTTGAAAAAGATTGACGAAATTCTTTTTGATGCGGTAAAAGAGAAGCGTAAGGAATTTAGAGAGCGGAACGCGGAGGAGTTTACGTCTGAGCGCCTCCAGCAGAAGTACCTAGTAAAAAAGGCTCAGACATCACAGTTGAAACGAGGGATGATTGAATTATGAAAGTTAACATTTACAGCATTTACGATACGGCTTCCAAGCTTTATGCACGGCCTTTTATGCTTGCTGCAGATGGGCAAGCAGTCCGTGCAGTGACTGACATTGCGAATGACGCAGAGCATGAGATCGGGCGCCATCCGCACGATTATATTTTGTTTCGTATTGGCATGTTTGACGAGGAAAAGGGAGAACTAATCCCTGAGAATCCCCAGCGGTTGGCCAATTGCTGGGAGTTGGTTTCATATAAAGTTGATAAAGCGGCTCAGGCCGCGGTGCTCGAGGAGAC